AAGAGATGGCATACAATCTATAATGATAAAATCATAAAATTCCCTTAATCTCTCAACCCGCCCCCTCATCACCAGCTCCCCGCCCCACCCCCGGCGGCCCCCCACCCCAGTCCCCCCCCTGTCCCCCGTTCCCCCGCCGCTGCCGCTTCTGCCGATATGCTGTCGAAGCCCGCAGCCCCTGCGCCGTCCAGACGGTAGCCGCTTAAACCGCCGTCCAGATTGACGCGAACACCGTCCGCACCCACCGCGCCGCCGTGATACAGGTAGCACCACTTTCCGGCAATCTTGCGCCAGCCGGTGTGGCTGTATTCCGTGATGTGCGCCGCAGTCATCTTGCCAACCGCGGCAATGGCATAGCGCGCATGGTCTTTTGCGCTGTTGCCAGGCATCACGTTGGCTTGCAAGCCCCACGCGCTTGTGACCCAGCTCATACCGCCGAAGTCGGAAGCCTTCACCCGCGTCCTCGGCAGCTGCCGTCCGTCCTGCGTCCATGCGTCCACCTCAAACGCCATATTGCGGTTCACGCCATCGTCCTGCATGATTTCGCTGTGCGGGATCGCCACGAAATCGCAAATGGGCTTTCGCCCTCCGTCCGCCGCCACCCGGCAAATGCAGCCATCTGCCGCGCAGTATCCCGGAATCTTCCCGAACAGCTGCGCCGCTCGCTCGCTGGGGCTGAGCCAGTATTTCACCCCAGCCGGGTCAAAGGGCAGCGTCTCGCCAATCTGCCGCGCCAGCGCGTCCATCGCCGGGCGTTCGCCCATCAGCTCCACCATGTCCGTGATGTCGCCCTTCGGCGGCAGCTCCGGGCAGCAGGCTTTCAGGTTGACCATCTTGATGCTTTTCGCAATGTGCGTCAGCGACGTGCAGACCTTCCAGCCGTGTTCCTGCCCCGCGTAGCTGTTTTCGGCGGTGTCTGCGTCCGGCAGCATCACCACATGCGCGCCGCGCAGCAGCTCGCTGTAACTATCCGCCCACTTGCCCGCGCCCTGCGGCTGCGTGGTGGCGGCATGTCCCAGCCGCGCCAGCGTGTCCGCGTCCTTTTCACCCTCTACGACGTACACCGTCCGCCCGTCCCGAATGGCGGCGTTGACCTCCGGCAGCCGGTATAGCGTGTGCAGCTTGATGCTGTCCGGCACGCTCCAGACGAATCCGTCCTTCTTCGCGTTCTTGTTCTCCGGCGCGTACATCCGTTGCCGGAAGGTTTTGGCGTGCTTGCCATCGTCGCCGATGTAATCGTGACGCGTCACCTGAAACAGCTCTTTGCCGTTTGCGTCGGTGTAGCTGTAAATCTTCGTGATGGGCGGCAGCGGCTTCAGCGGCTTCTTTTCCGGCTTGGCTGCTTCGGGCTTCAGCGGTGGCGTTGGAACGGCTTGACGCACCGTCATGCCCCGCGGCGCGCCTCCGTTGGGCGGCGTGTTGTCATCCCGCAGGTCTTGCACCTTCAGCCCCAATGCCGCCAGTATCTGCGCCTCCGTGCAGCCAGCGTGACAGCATAGCACGATTCTCGGTGCGCCATTGTATCTGCTCGGCTTAACGTTTACCGTCAGGCTGGCGGTTCTGTCGTCATGCGCCGGACAGCGGCAAGTGTATTCGCCGGTCGTGCTGTTGTAGTGTTCTACTTTCAAATTGTTCCGGCTGATAAACTCCCGGATGTCCACGCTGCGCACCTCTTTTCATTTATTTATCAGCCCTGTTGCGCAAGTCTTGCGCCGTCAGACCCATAGCATTCAGCACGTCTGCGGCGCTGCATCCTGCATGACACTGGAACACAATCAGCGGCGCACCGCCGTACTTGCTGGGTTTGCAATTCACCATCAGATTGGCATCGCTGCCGTCGCACGCCGGGCAGCGGCAAATATATCCGCCTGTTTTGCTGTTGTGGCTCTCCACATGCAGTCGGCTCAAAAACTCCTGAATATCCACGCCGCGCACCTCTTTCTTTTCATTCGCTCTGGCTGTCCTGCGCCATTCGCTGCGCAATGTCCGTCAAAATCGTTTCTTTGTTGAAGTAGTAGGCACCGCCTACGCGCTCATGGGGCAGAACCCCTTCCTGCGCCATCTTGCGGATGGTGTTGGCGCGCAGACCTGTGACTTCGCTAAGCTGTGCCGTGCTCCAGTACCCTTCCATGGGTTCGCGCTCGCTCAGCACCTCGCGCACCGTGTCCACGTCCACCAGCTGACGGTTGCCCCATTTCAGCACTTGGATTTTCCCTTCGCGGATGGCTTTGCGCAGCGCATACGCTGTCACGCCCGCCAGCTGCCGCGCCCGATCGACTGGTTGCAGGTTCATGTTTTCCCCTCCATTTGTGCCATCGCCTTGTCAATGGCCAGGACGGTTTCTTCCATCACGCGCCGCAGTTCTACCGCCTTGCGGCGGATGGCATCCACGGCAGGCAGCTCGTTCGACGTGATTTTCCCATCCCGCGCCACGGCCGCGAAGCGCACCGCCAGCTGCTGCGCATCCTCGAAGCCTGCCCCCCCGCCCAGCGCCGCCAGCGCCAGGGCGGTGGTGCCGTCACCGCCGTAGTCCGGCAGCAGCGGACAGCAGGCGCGAATGTGGTCGCCCGCCAGCTCCGGCGCGCCGTATGCCTCCACCATCTTCTGCACTACGTCGCAGGGCGGCAGCCGCTTCCCGGTCTCGAAGTCCTGCAAACTTTCCTTGCTGATGTATAGCAGCGTCGCCGTTCTTTCCCGGCTCGAATGCAGCGGATCGCGTGCCGCTGCGCGCATCCGCGCCTGATAGTAGATGTTTCCGCTGGTTTTCACCGCTTTCAGCCCCTCCGTTTTGTGATTCTTCACCATATTGCCGGGGCGTTTTCGTGGTTCTTCGCCTTGCTTCTCCATCTTGCGCCCGCTACAATATGTCTCGGATGTTGTACATTTTACGCTTTTTTTTTTTTTGTCAAGACCTTTGCGCTGTTTTCTCAATATTTCAGGCGTTTTGTTCAAAAATCACAACATCCGTGCTAAACTTTTTCCGAAGTCAGGAGGAAAATGCAACGATGATTGGAAAAACGCGCCTGCGGCAGTTGCGCGAAGAGCGCAACTTGAAGCAGACAACAGTGGCACAGGAAACCGGCCTTTCCCGTGGCACGATCTCGAATTATGAATCCGGCATGACCCCATCCACCGCAAACGGCACCATTCTGGCAGCCTACTACGGTGTGTCGCTGGATTACATTCTGGGGCTTACGGACGAACGGAACGCCGACGTGGGCGGCATCTCGAAGTCCTTCGCCGTGCTGAATAAGCTCACCGATGGCAAAGGCCCCAGCGCCAGCGACGTGGCGGCGCTGCTGGATGCCAGCGTGGCGTACCTCTGCAATGGCGCGCCCTGCGGCATGACCCCCATCATGGCGTGGAAGGCGTTCATGGCGCACTTGACGGATGCGCTTCACGCTGCCAGCAGCGGCGACACCGCGGAAATGCTGGACAGCGCAAACGCTGCCGTGGTCGCCGCGCTGGATGTGACAAAAATGCCCGCCATGCTGCTGTGCAAGAAGGAAGGGAAACAGAATGCGTAAAGTGATTTCATCCTTGCTTGTGGCGCTGCTGCTCCCTGCCGTGGCGCTCGGTGAAAGCCTGAGCGCTACGCCTACGGATGAGCTGGTCGCGCTGCGCGATTCCATCAACCAGGAAATCGCCAACCGCGTCGATATGGAAAGCGCGCAGACGATTTCTGTTGATGGCGTGATTTTCCGTCTGATGCTGGTGGAAGTCGGAACGGCCCGCGACGATAACCGCGGTTTGGGTATCGTCCTGCTGGCAAATAACCCGACGGATGTCTCCATGACCCCGCTATATGACTTGGGCGTGACCGTCACGCATGGCGGCAAGCCGCTGGACGTTTCGTGGGTGGAATCTGAGCATTTCGGCAGTTCTTCCGTTTCCACCAGCCAGTCGGCAGTCATCGCGCCCGGCGCGGTCGATATGCAGATTTTCCTCGGCTTCATCCTTGACGGGGAAGGTGCTCAGGTAGAAATCACGCTTTCGCGCAAGCATACACGCGCAGGCGAAGACCCGTACTGCGGCACGTTCTCCGTGGACATTTCTGACATGCTGCCTGCCACTTGACACAGCGACGCTTACTCGACTATACTGAAGGAATAGGAAGTAAAACAGAATGAAGAAGCGCAAAAAGCGCGGCATTCTCTGCGCGATTGTCGTCGTGCGTCACGACTTGTGACATTTGCCAAAAACAAAAAAAGCGCCTCCGTGCCAGTTTACACGGAAGCGGGTCACCCCCCCTC